CATAAGAATTTAACCCTCCCAACAGAATGGAGTAAAATATATCAGTTAATATGAAAAAAGGTGCAGATAAAATAAAGGTTAGTTTCGGCAAGAGAAAGAAAGGTAAGGCTCAAAAATCATTTAATAAACATGACAGAAAAGAAAGAGGGTACAGGGGACAAGGTAGGTAGGCCAACAAAGTACAAAGAGGAATATTGCCAGATGCTCATAGATCATATGAGTGAGGGATATTCTTTTGATTCTTTTGCAGGGATTGTGGAGGTAAATATTGATACTTTGTATGAGTGGGCGAAGGTTCAGAAAAAATTTTCCGATGCCAAACATATAGGAACAGCAAAATCAATGGCTTGGTGGGAGAGAATTGGGCGAATGGGCATGATTAATGAGATACCATTTTTCAATGATAGAATCTGGAGGCTCAACATGATCAACAGATTTAGAGCTCAATGGTCAGATGGGACTAAGAACGAAAACAACGATAAAGTAAAAACTGAAATAGTTGTCAGATACGGAAATAAAACAGATAGACCTTTGGCTGCCGATAGCTCATCAGACTCAGGAGAAGGTACTGAATTGTAATGCAAGGTTCATAGTCCTGATGTGCGGAAGGCGGTGGGGAAAGAGTGTAATCAGTCAATCCCTTGCTATTGACAATGCCCTAAATGGCAAACTTGTTGCATACATTACTCCTACCTATCAGTTAGCAAAAATATTCTATGAGGAGATAGGTAGCAGATTGGATGCTGAATATGTAACAGGAAACAAATCTGATCTGGTATTTAATTTTTTCTCTGGGGGATCAATCAGGTTTTTTACAGGTGAAAGGTTAGATAATCTCAGGGGACAGAAATTCCATCTGGCTATCATAGATGAGGCATCTTATATTACCAACCTTGAGAATGGGTGGCTCAATGCTATCAGACCAACACTAACAGACTTTAGAGGGAAGGCTATCTTTCTGTCAACTCCTAAAGGGCAGAATTATTTCTACTCCCTGTACATGAAATCAGGAGAGCAGGGTTGGCAGAGTTTTAAGTTTACAACATACGATAATCCCCACATTGCTCCTGAGGAGATAGATGATGCCAGAACTCAACTGCCTATAGCGGTATTCGAGCAGGAGTACATGGCTAACCCTATGGAAAATGCCTCCAATCCATTTGGCAGTCAGTTTATAAAAATGTGCACTAAACCTCAGAGCCTCTCAGAACCCCTTTATTTTGGCATAGATGTCGCTAAATCGGTGGATTGGACTGTTATCATAGGATTGGATCAAAACGGAAATGTGAGCTATTTAAAGCGGTTTCAGAAGGATTGGGGTAGCACTAAACAGGAAATCCTAAACCTGCCCAGAAAACCGATAGTCATAGACAGCACAGGTGTGGGCGATCCTATTTATGAGGATTTGCTTAGGCAAGGTATTCAGATTCAAGGACTTAAGTTCACATCGCAATCTAAACAGCAGTTAATGATGGGGTTGCAGACAGCAATCCAGACAGGAAAAATAGGATTCCCTCAGGGGGTAATCACAGAGGAGTTAGAAGTGTTTGAGTATCAATATACTCCAACAGGGGTTAAATACTCAGCTCCCTCTGGTTTCCATGATGATGCAGTTATGGCTCTGGCTCTGGCTTACCATAACATGACCATGAAGGCAGGATCAGGAAAATATAGTTTTCTTTAAAAAAAAGTTTAAAAAATATTTGGTGGAATTAAAATAAAGTATATCTTTGATATACAAAACAACCACATTATGAAAGAAATTAATCAGTTAGAACACAAAATTGGAATGTATGTTTCCAGAGCAGGTTATTCAGATGTTAACATTATCGGAAAGATTGTCGGAGTAAAAGGCAAAAGAACTTTCCTTGTAAAACCAATGAGTGCTGAAAAGCAGATTGCAAAACTTGATTTTATTGTTGGCGGTTTCGCAGGACATTGTGTTAATCAACATGAACAACAATGGTTATTCAAGGAATCTGATGAAATTATTGAGGTTAAAAATCTCAAGAACTCAAGACTTGTTTATTCTCAGAAACCATATCACTATTACGATTACAACTTTTAAAATCAGGGGGAGCAATCCCCCTTTAAAACCACATTATGAATCAGTTTGAAGAAATACAATTGCCAATCATATCAGAAACTGATAAGGCTATCTGTTTTGATACTTATGCAGGTCATTTAGATCATGTTAAAAAGGTTTGGATTCCTAAATCACAGATGATCATTAAAGATACAATTTGCGGTGATGGAACTTTGATCAAACAGTATTTTGTAAAAAATTGGTTACTATCAAAACTTAAATAACGATTATGAAAAAGGAAACATTAAACTTAATTTTAGCATTGATCATCGGATCAATCATTATTGGATTACTTCAAGATAATTACTGTTTATAACTATGGCACAACAAACTTATGGAGAATGGATGTTAAGTAATCCAGAAGCTCCCAAAGATGACTACAAAATGAAGTCAACTGAAAACGTGACGAATAATCACACTTTGACAGCAGTAGAATGGTTCTTTGAGAATATAGATAATGAAATTTTAAAATCTGAATATTATTATATGTATCAAAGAGCCAAACAAATGGAGAAGGAGCAGATAATGAGGGCTTATGACAAAGTATCAATGAGTACACCTGAACAATACTACAACCAAACATACGAAAAATGATTACGAACTTTGAAAACGAAACCTGCCCTTTATCGGATGATGAGAAACATTTCATCCCTTTGATCATTCAGGGACTATCAACTAAGACAAAAGAGAATCCTATTAAATCGGATGACATCTGCGAGAAGTTAAATGCCAAGTATAATTATGGCTGCAAGATGACAGGGGCAAGGCTGAGAAAGATTACTAATTTTATCAGGAGCGAAGGCATCCTGCCTGTGATTGCTACATCCAATGGCTACTACTGCAGCTACGATAAAAGAGAAATTGAGAGCCAGATCAAGAGCCTGTATGAAAGAGCAGAGGCAATAACCAAAAGTGCAGATGGATTAAAAAAGTTTTTACATTAAATATTTATCACTATCTTTAATTTATAAAACAACTATTATGGTACTTGAACTCGAAAAAAGAACAGACATTTTTGGCAAGGTAGAATTTTTAGTATGGCTGAAAGATTCTCCAACATTTAATTTTAAATGCATGGCAGTAGTGGACACAGAGGAACAGGCAGAGCAGGAGATTGCAACCATTCTGGATAAACTGCATGAGCCTAAATCAGAAATTATCAAACAAATACAAATATGATCGGTGAACTATTGAAAGCAGAAAGACAGAAACTAAACCTAACCCAGAAACAACTCGCTGAGAAATCAGGCATCAGTTTTGTTTCTATAAGTAGATTTGAAAATGGCACAAATCCCAGATTATCAATCATTACGAAAATATTTGATGCAATGGGCAAGACCTTACAAATTGAGGTCAAAGATAAAACTATTGATGTATTGGATATGGTTTCCAATTAGTTGCATCCTATGTTTTCCAATTGTAGCATTAGCAATTTACACTTTGATTGAGCAGAGATGGAGTGGAAAGATTTAAACGTATTCCAATATCAGCAGCTTGAACCTATCCTGACAGGTGGGGATATTATCGGTAATGCTACCAAGATAATAGCTATCATCAACAATGATACTGAGGCTGCTGTTGAGAGATATGCTCCTGAAAGACTGAGCAAGGAAATAAAGAAAATGAATTTTCTGCTGACTGAGATCAAAGGCTATCCTGTGAAATATATCAGGACTGCTAAAAATAAATACATCTGCAATTACGATATTAGCCAGATCAACACAGCCAGATACATAGAAACCAAAGTATTTGCAAAGGATGTGATCCAGAACCTGCATAAATTAGCAGCCTCAATGGTTCATCCTACTAAATATTTTGGACTTGTTAAAGATATGTTTAATGCAGCCAAGCACTCAGACTATGCAGATGACATTCAGAGTGCTAAATTTTTGGATGTTTATTATAGTGTCAGTAAATTTATCAAGGTTATAAGTGAATTAGATTCCAATTTTAAGGGACTTTATGAGGAGGTTGATGAGCAGATGGAGGAGCAGAGTGTGCGAGGAGGGAGTAGATTTGTGGAGTTTTATGGTTGGCACTATTGCGTAAAAATAGTGGCAGAGCATGAAATGATACCTTTAGACCAAGCCTATGAGCTACCATGTATGCAGTTCCTAAATGATCTGTCATATCTGAAAGCAGAAAGGGACTATTTAAAAAGATAATGGAGATTGAAATTTTATATCATACGGACACTACCAGAATGCTCAAAGATTTAGACATGGAGTTTAATTGGGAGGATTTAGATAGGAGGATGGCTTATTTTAATACTGTGGATGTAATAATCCCATATGAAAGAGATGGGGTTGAATACACAGAAATTCATGTTGGGCATGGAACTTATATTAGTCCTTTGCCATATCATCTAATGAAAGAGATTTTATTGCAGAACCTATTTTAACTATTTTTCATAGCGGTTGTTTTGATCCCCTTGCATTTCTATGCAGGGGTTTTTTCTGAGATAATATCCTCAATTTGCCTCATTTATAAGTATGAGGAAAGAACAGGCTGCCTTCATAGCTGATAGATTTCTGGATAGATTTAAAGATGGCTACGATATTGTAGATGAAAATAATTTGCCTGTACTTCAGCAGTATCTAAATGCAGCAGGTAAGCAGTTTCAACTTCTAATAAAGGCTAATCTGGATGCTGATGGATCAATTTCCACAGGTGCTCTTTATGATATTCCTTTTAAACTTGCCTATGGGGATTCAGGGCAGACTACTTTGGAGGTAGGTTATGCAGAGGGTAGCAAACAGATTAAATACTATGATTTTGTGAATCAGGGTGTTAAGGGTGTAGGAGGCAAAAATGCAAAGCCTAAACCAAACACAGGCAAATATAAATTCAAAAATAAGAGGGCAGGTTACTTCATGGCTAACAGGATAATCAAATGGTTAGCCAATGCTAAATTTAGTACAAAGGTTGAATCAACAACATTGAGTGCATCTACCAAGAAAAAGAGGAGTTTATCTGCAATGTCTGATGCTGCTGCGAGTAGGCGAAAACTTTCTTTCCAGATAGCTACTGCAATAAAAAGAGATGGATTGAGAGGAACAGGGTTTTTTGATAAGGCATTTAAAGAAACCTTTAATTCTGATTTTTATAATGGGTTAGCACTTGCTGTGGTAACAGATTTACAATTAACAATAAGAACATATGGCAATAACGATAACAGATAGTCCTGCCACATATGCATCCTTGCATGATGATTTATGGTTTGTTTCGAGTTCAACCAACTCAGCGACTACCAATTTTAAGTTTGTGTATGATGTCAGGGTAAATGGCAACATAGTATCTACTGTGAAGGTTTTCCCTGATCCATCTGGCAGTTATGGAATATTCAATGCGAGTCCAATAGTAAGGGCATACGTTACCAATTATTTTGAACCTTCAGGGAACTCTGTTCTTGTTGCCTCTAATGACAAATTAAAGGTAACTTATAATGTAGCAGTTGGCGAGGAGGTTACAGGAACAATAACCAGAAACATGGCATCAGGAGAGTTTAGTTCTTACAACTACTATCCTCCTCTGTTTGCTGATATTCTGGCAGTCAATAATAATACTCCATTAGTCCTATCTAACTATTATGATAATCTACTGATTGAGAATTTCTCAGATGATTGGCTGACTGAAAGGGACACAGATAATATAGGCATTGAGTTTGGAGATAATTTCTATGCTACCTATTTTAAGAAAACAGGAGGAACATATTCTGCATGGGTTGAGGTTGTAAATTCGAGTGAACAGGTGCTGACTACAGTAAGTGCTAATATTAGCCTTGCAGGGGAAATGAACCTATTCAATCTACAGGCAGAGCACGTTAACACATGGGCAGGATCAAATATCATTACAGATGCAACCTATGGTTATAACTTCTATCTGAAAAGAGGAGTAGCGGTTTCCAGAGTTCTAAAGATCAGGCAGAAATGCTATCCTAAATATAAACAGTACAACCTGCATTTCCTTAATAGGTTAGGCGGTTGGGACACTATGAAATTTGCTCTGGTCAATCGGAGGAGTTCAGAGTTTCAGAGGAGTTCATATCGGAGAAATGATTGGCAGCTATCAGGAAACCAGATGAAAAATGTGGACAGCTATAACAGATACAATGAAACAGCTCTCAACTATGCGATCCAACACAAAGACAGATTCCATTTGATTAGTGATTGGGTTAGTGAGCAGGATTATACATGGCTCTCTCAGTTGGTTAGTTCAAGCATTTGCTACATTGAGGTTTTGGGTGCATATTTTCCTGTAACAGTCCAGAGCTCAAACTATACTTATAAAGTACAGGCTGCAGACAAACTGTTTAATTTTGAGATTGACATTGAGGTAAGTAAATACATTAACTCACAATTCAGATGATTAGTACAGAGATTTATGTTGAGGATAACAGGTTGGATTTGGTTGATGAAATATCAACTGAGTTCAGCTATGCCATTGATGACATTCAGGACTTTGGTTCAAGGAATACAAGTTTCAGCAAAACCATTAATATTACAGGTACTGCTAATAACAACAAAATCTTTGGTTTTGTCTTTGATCTGGGAAACGCAAATATCACAGATAATACAGAGCCCAATGTTGGATACAATTTCAATGCATCTAAGGTTGCCAACTGTAGAATCTTTATTGACAAAATACAGATATTTAAAGGGGTTTTAAGGCTATTAGAGATCGTTAAAGATGGATCGGCTATAGAATATCAATGTGCAGTTTT